AACCCATAGTCAGATTTAGGGCTATCTCTCCACTACTTACCCTGCGCTGACACGCAGCACGGCATTTCATCCTTTCGTAAAAAAGCGCTAACAAATCGCTACAGCCGACTCACTCGCGTTGCTCGCTCACGCCGATGTCGGCGTTATCTGTTAAAAATCACGACACCTTCGCCTTCCGTTCATTTTCAAACTCGGTGATGCGAACAGACAATTTATACTGTTCAGCTAAAGCCTTGCGCGTTTGTTCCTTAAAAGATTCTGCCAACTTTTTCAGCCGGTCTATTTCTTTATCAGCAGCATTGAGCCTTGCCGTCTCTTGCCTCAGTTGTGTTCTGAGATTATCGGCATGTGCGCGTAGTGAAGTATTATCGGTAATCAATCGTTCACGCTCAGCTTCCCAGTTTGTTTTTCCTGAAGAAACTTCATATTTGTCATGGTTTTCTCTGAAAAATTTCTTAACTGGATGTTCCATTTTCAACCTCCCAAAAAATCAGATAACAAATCGCTACAGTCGATCACTACGCTTCGCTCCGTTCCGCCTGAGCTTGGCGTTGGGCCTCGACACCGTTATTGTTCAGTGCCAAGGCCCATGAGTGTTAATCAGCCAATACACACCAGTCATCGGCCATCATGTCCGTTTGTGATGCCAACCACGGAACACGCGAACCGTTAGGATAAGCTGCATGACCAACCGGATATTCAATGTAAATATACGGGTGAGTCATTTTGCTGTTTTCATCAGGACGCTGCAACAGCAGCCACATGCCCTTTCCATTCCAACCTTCTCGGCACACTCTATGCCCATTCTTCAAGTTTTCTAATGCTTTTCCGAAATCCATTCAGTATCACCACCTTTCTATTATGGAATAAAGGCGCCCAACATGGCGCTACAGCCGAGCGCTGTGCTCCGGCTGATTTTTTCGTTGGGATAAAGGGAGTAGTTCAGGTCGCTCATCTTCATGATGTTTTCAACCAGCATAAGCTCTAAAGCCCCGGTATCTATTTGCAATCCTTACAATCTGCAAAGCCCCATGATACGTCTTAGTGACGGATGCCCTCAATGCTACCCCCAAAAATCCCAACAAGACTCTTCCAGCCGAGCGCTGCGCTCCGGCTGATTTTTTCGTTAGGCTTCCCATAAATTGCCATTTTCTTGTTTAATAACTTTTTCCTCAACAGTGACAATCGTATCGTTATGGCTGCCACCGTGAGCCACCAATAAGATTTCCTTAATATCAAAACCGCGTCTATTGCCAACGCCGGAACTGTTCCATCCAAAAGACATACAAATTCCGTTCAGCTTTAATATTCTGGCAATTTCATCTATGTGCTTTGACCGCCAACTGCTTTGAGTTGTTTCCGTGGTCACGTTAATACCAACATTTTTATAGCACTCAGATACTTGCCGCAAAGAATAAGGTGGGTCATAGAAAACAAAATCAATACTGTTATCCTTAAACATTTTTAAAAAATCCAGTGCGTCCATGTGGTATTTTGTGTCCATAATCGGGTTTAAATCATTTGTTATTTTTGCCAACTTACTGCTATTCGCAAACGGGTCTATGCTTTCAAAGTCCCGTTTAAAATATTTATAAATCAATTCATTTATGCCCTTAATTTTAAATGTGTTTGAGTTGGGCATTGCCCATATTCTATTTATTATCATAAAAAATAGCCTAACAAAACGTTAGAGCCGACAAGCGGCTGATGTCGGTCGTTATCTGAATTAATACTTATACCCATAAATATGCTTTTCTACCCCATCACTAAAAACCTTTTGCCAAGTTTCCTTATCACGCTTCATTCGCTTACCTTGCGTCAATCCTAAGTAATCCCAATTGTCCGCTTTATATATTGCGCCTGTTCGTGGTGGTTCAACAAAAGTAACAATCCCAAGTAATTTCTCTCCATACTTTTCTTCATAATCACGCTTTACCGTTTTACGAAACAATTTTAGAATCTGTGTCCCAAGATTTTTCCTTTGGACTATCATTCTATAAACATTGTTGTTTACGAAACAGTTGTCATTTTCGCAAAAAAAGTATTTCCTGAAAATCTTATAATTGCACGGTGGGCTATTTACTCCAATAATCCCTATTAACTCCATCCCATCATAAGCCAAATAGCACAATGATCTTCCCGGTATCCCTTTGCTCCCAGGATAATGAGAAAAAAATAATTGTCCGAAAAGTCCGTTGGATTTCGGAACTCTTGTTAAATGCAGTCCTTGTTCAAATGACAGCATTCCCTGTCCACTTGAAAAAAGCCCTGCATTGCCTTTTCCTTTTCTTGGCCTTGTTGTTTTACATTCAGCGCATATATGTTTTCCAAATGCAGGTTCAAGGCAATCTGATTCTTTGCCGCATCGGTCGCATATACCCTTTAATATTTTCCATGCCATGAACTAAAACCTCAGATAACAAGCTCAATCCAGCCGATCGCTGTGCTCCGGCTGATTTTTTCATTATTTTTTAATGCGCATAGACTTAACCAATGCACACTTATCAAAATAAAAACCAATATCCTCATACGAACCATTGTCATACACAGGAATGTAGTTTTTCGTTACCAAATAGCCGCGCTTACCGTCTGGATGCTCCGCAAGGAAAACGCTATATCCTCGCAACTTTAATCCCCTTGCATAAGACTCGCTATTTTTGGTCATTGAATTGGTGTATAGCTGCATTCCATTTTTTAACTCACAATATAAATTGTCTTCCATACTGTTCTCCTTTAAAATTTAAGATAAACAGCTCCATCCAGCCGATCGCTGCGCTCCGGCTGATTTTTTCGTTATATTAATAAATCACTATCTACTTCATTTCCGAAAGCATCCCAACCCGTGAATTTTTCTCTTGCAAATAATTCAATTCTTTTTGCGCTTGGATAAAAATCTTCTATCATTTTTCTAACAATATCTGGCTTCCTGCTATGTCTTGTTGCTTTTTCCCTTAAAACTGTTGTGTATTTTCCCCTATGTGCTTCTGCTACCTTTTGAAATGTTCCGGCGTAAAACCAAAGCAAGTATTCATGGGAAAACCTTACAGTAAAAGCGGGGGCAACCCCATTTGTTTTGTCCCAAATCAAACGGGCGTGTAGTTTGTAGCTTGAAAAAAGCACCTCTGCTTCATGCAAAAATTTATCTATTGTCCACAAAAACAAAACGTGGTTTTCTTCTGTTGGAACATTCAATATTATGTTTTTAATATCAGCCAACTCTAAAGTATTATAATCAAGTTCACGCCCCTGATGTGGTCTGCATTTTCTAATTCCACCCTTTATTTGCTTCCACGGCGGGTCAGCGTATATAATGTCGTATTTTCTCATTTGCAAATCCGTTTATAAAAAAATATAACAAAATCACTCCAGCCGATCGCTGCGCTCCGGCTGAGCTTTGCGTTATCTGTTAACCAACTCGATCATACGTTTTGGCAAGTATATCCGGTTTAATAGGGTAAAATTCTCCGTTTACTCCTCGCATGATGTAGTCACCAATAGACGCAAACAATGGCCCTTCTAAGGTAAATATCTTTAACCCTTCACGTTTTACGACTTCTTCGTATTCTTCCCATGTCCATTTTTGCGCTGATGGATGCAATCCGGTAAAATCAATTATTGCATCAAGCCTTTGTACTGTTGGTTTTGACATTTTTAACCCCCTTAAAAAATCAGATAACAAGCTCAATCCAGCCGACAAGCGGCTCAACTTGTTGTTATAATGTTAATTTGACAATTCGCTTCATTACTTCAGGATGAGTAATAAACTCACCATTTTTACGGTCTGGCAACCGCCCGGCCATGTATTATTCCCTTTCTGTTTTTTTCTCTAATTTCGACCATTCTTTTGGCTTCTTCAGAGGTTAATTTTCGTTTAGACTTCCTTCCACCGATGGAAGCAAAATGTCTTGCTATCATTTTATGGTCTATTTCTTTTCCGCAATGGGGGCAAATCATTTAGAATCCTTGTTTTTGTTTTATGATAATCATAACAGGTTTAGTTGTCAAGAGATATTTTAAAATAAATAATTATAGAAAAAATAGGCATTGATAATGGCAGGTTATGATGTTAGTATTTTTCAAAAGTCTCTGGGGGCAAGGGTCGCACCCTAGGCGAAATCCCTCTCGCCGCGCCCCTAGAGTAACTTTAAGAGGGATAGAAACGAGGGATTATGTTCAAAGAAATCAATTTCAATGCCACATTTGGAGAAAGAACAGGATACCAGATCCACGCGAGTCGGTTTGCCCCAAAACTTCAAGAAGTCCTCAAAGAAAGATCCAACGACAGTGACAGCGGAACGGTAACAATTTCTCTCCTAGACACAGTATCAGCATCCAACGCAACAGTGTTTCCAGAAAGACCTTCGATCATCTTTAATGTGTGGGAAAGTGACCTCCAACCAGATGGATTTATTAACAATTTAGTGAATTATGATCAGTTGTGGGTAGCAAGCGAATGGCAGAGAGCTGCGTCAATAGCCCAAGGAATTCCAGAGGAATATGTAAAAGTCGTGCCCGAGGGTGTTGATCCAGACACATACAAACCGTCAAATTTTCGGACTGATCCGGATGGATTATTTAATTTTGTTCATGTTGGACAATTTCAACCACGAAAATCAACCCTTGAAATCTGTCAGTCTTTTATAAAAGCTTTTCCATCAATAAAATATCCTGATGTCAGATTGAACTTAAGTGCCGACACCCTTTTCCCTTCAGACGAATACAAATCAACAGAAGAAAGGCTTGAGGCCTATGGAGTAAACGATCCACGAATAATCCCTGTCCATTTTGAGGAACGTGAGGATTACATCAAGAGACTCCAGAATGCTCATTGTTTTGTAACCTGTGCAAGATCTGAAGGCTGGAATCTTCCCCTTATAGAGGCGATGGCGTGTGGTATTCCTTCAATAACGGCTGATTTTGGAGGCTCAACGGAATATGCCAAGGACGCCATTGTGGTCCGGATAAAAGAACTCCGTAAGCCTCATGGTATTTATGGTGGATGGGATGTCCCGGGACAATGGGGGGAACCAGATTATGATCATCTCGTTGAGCAAATGCGTGATGCTTATGAGAACTATCCTACTCATAAAGCCAAAGCCCTTAAAACCTCAGATTACATACGAACTCAATTCTCATGGAAAGCGGCGGCTGAGAAGGCCTATAAGCATCTTGAAGAACTCCATATATCCCTACAAAACAATGAACAAATACTAGGGGGTATTTGTAATGACGATCTAACCCCCGAAAAAGACATAGTAATTTACGCAAGAAAACGTGGTTTTGAAATCAAAGAGATGCGCAAAAGAAAAGAGATCTTTACTATAGACGCTCATCCTTCATCTCAGGAAAAACTCGATACCCTGATGGAAACGATTGCTCAGGTCAAAAGACTTGGGTTTGAGGTTTTGGTTTCGAGTCACCTACCAGTTCCGGCACCTGTCATGGAGATGTGCGATTACTTCATTTATGACAAAAAAGACATACTGTCTGGTGATGACAAACCTGTTTACATGAGGGTAAAAGACGGGAAACAGGAATCAGTCCAATCTTCAATATCGTGTCATGCTCTAGCTGCAATTCATAACGTAAGAAACTCATTGGATTTCTGCATTAATAAGTATGATTGGGTTTATCACATGACATCAGATACTGAGGTGGATCTTGAGAAGTTCATTGATGCCGTCCGAAAGTCAGATAAGGACATTGTTGCTACCAAGTGGGAAAACGGAGAAGGGACGTTTAGCGGTCAGCTGTATGCCGGTAAAACAGAAGTTCTCGATTTGATGTTCCCGAGAATGGAAACGTGGGAAAGTTATGTAAACATCTTTCAGGGCGACAAGTTCTGTTGTGAAAAAGGTTTTTATAAAATAGCCTCTAAAGTGGTTGGTCTGGAAAAGATTGAATTTGTCGATATTGACATGGGGAACAGATTTGACCAACTCGACAGAGACGCTTGGAAAGATGATGTTTTTGAGGTCAGTTTCATCGATGGACCGTTCTTAAATATTAAGGGAATTTCTTTAAGGGAGTATGATGTTGAGTATTCCCATGACGGAATATCAGTTTATCGATTAAACCAGAAGTGCGGAATGTGGTCACGACCCTCGACAAAATATTTTCAGAACTGGAAAGTCACCGCAAAGTTGAATGGTGAACTGAAGTTCGAGCATATCTTTAATCCCGAAGGCAAGAAGATCCTTATCTCGATGGGGTCCAAAGCCCTTGGAGACACGATAGCATGGATGCCCTATATTGATGAATTCCGGAAGAAATACAATTGTAAGGTGGTTTGTTCGGGGTGGTGGCAGGAGATCTTCGACTATCCTGAGATTGAGTTTGTGAAGCCCGGGGCGTTGATTCAGGATGTTTATGCCAGTTATTCAGTGGGATGCTACGATGATCAGCTCGACAAGAACGTAAGGAATTGGAGACTTACAAACCTCCAACAAGTGGCCTCTGATATACTGGGGCTTACTTATGCGCCTATAAGAGCAAGAATTAAGGTACCCCTGAGAAAGGTTTCCAAGAAACCCTATGTCTGTTTCAGTGAATTCTCTACCATGAGGAACAAGCTTTGGAACAGAGAGGGAGCTTGGCAGAAAGTAGTCAATCACCTCAAGGATTTGGATTATGATGTGGTTTCGGTTAGCAACGAGCCTTCTCAATTAGAAGGAATCATTAAGCATAACGGCCAATCCATCCAGAATACCATTGCTGATATTGCAGGGTGTGAGTTCTATATCGGCTTGAACCATGGCCCTTCATGGGTGGCCTATGCACTGGGAATACCTTATATTATGATCACCGGAGTTTCAGAAGACTGGAACGATGCCCCCAATCCCTATAGAATAGCAATCAATAACGAGGTCTGTGGAGTAGGGTGTTTTAATGATCCTTCTCTTGAGATCAACAGGGGCTGGGAATGGTGTGGTAGGAATAAAGATTATATTTGCACAAGTGCAATAACTGAAGAAATGGTGTATGATATGATCAATAAGTTAAGAGAGGGGCGCATATACGAATCGGCTATTGAGAATTGTTAGGGGGTAATCTTGGATAAACCTGATCTTGGAAGATTGTTTGGTGAAACATTTGATATGATAACAGATCAGTCTGCCGGTGCTGTTCCTTTTGTAAAACCAGACCTCCTCAAATACAAAACCACGAACTTCAAGAATACACCCTATGACTATGCCATTAAACGTGCCTCTCAGATTCACAATGTTGACGAAGAACTTATCAAGGGAATCATTAATGTTGAAAGCGGCTGGAACCCAAACGCAAGGTCAGGCGCTGGGGCTCAGGGACTGATGCAGTTAATGCCCGTTGCCGTAAAAGAACTTAAAAGACAGGGCCTTAAAGTAAACCCCAAAAACCCAGAGCAGAACATAGAGGGCGGGACAAAGCTGATAGCTGATCTGATTCAAAGATTCGGGAATACGGAAGACGCTCTCGCCGCCTATAACGCTGGTCCGACTGCCTTCAGAAACGCCAACAAGAATGTAATGTTAATGCCGAAGGAAACAAGGGAATACGCTCCTAAGGTTCTTAAGGCCGCAAGGGGAATAGAGTAATGGACGCTACTGTTTCTCAGACCATAGACCGATTTTCGGGGATAAACAACGTAGATGAAGCGGTAAGGCTTGCTCCTGAAATTGTGGACCATCATTATGTCTATCCACTATCAAGCGCCTCAAACGTGGAAATCGACAACACCATGGCTCTTTCAAGCAGGTCTGGATATACCTCAGTTAAAACAGGAACCGATATTCATTCCATGTGGGCAGATGACATTTGCCTCTATGTTGACAACGGAACACTCTATAAACTAAACAGCGACTACACGACTCTTTCCCTAAGGACAGGGCTTAGCAAAAGAAGAATGTCCTACGCGAAATTCAACAACAGGACTTATTACACAAACGAAGAGATCATTGGTTATATAACGACTTCCGACAATGCTTTACCGGCACCGGGAAGAGAATTTAAAGAGCCTCTTCCGGCGGGTAAGTTCATAAGATATTTTAAGGCCTGTCTTCTTGTGGCCAAAGGAAAAGCCCTTTATGTCTCCGATCCCCTTTGTGATTACTACGATACCCGCCATGGATACAGGGTGTTTAATACAGAGATTACCATGGTGTGTCCGGTGGATGACGGTCTTTATGTATCCGACAGGGATGCCGTATGGTTTTTGAAGGGTGTTTCCAATGAGGACTTTGAAAGAGATGAGGCCTATCCCTCTCCGGCTATTCCTTATACGGATGTCGTGATAGGAACGCAATACGTTGGTATGGACAAGTCAGGGGAAGTAGCCGTATGGACCTCTGAAAATGGTATCTGCATAGGAGACGATTCAGGGACAGTAATCAGCCTGACTGAGAAAAGGTATAATTTCACACCAACAGCAGAGGGTGCGGCTTTTGTCCGTGAAAATGATCACCTAAGGTTTTATATAAATACTTTGTTTTAGGAGGATGATATGGCGCTGCGACTTTCGACGGGCTTAAAAACGGGGCTGCTGAACGGGACTTCGTTCGTAACTTACATGAACGGTGGAGTCATAGATGTTTATTCCGGTTCTCAACCGGCCTCAGCAGATTATGCGGAAACAGGGACTAAACTTTTAAGGATCAGCACATCAGCTGGTACGGCTACAACATCAGGGCTTCTTTTCGGAACTGCCGCAAGTGGCGTTCTTCCGAAATCAGCAAGTGACTGGAAGGGTGTTGTGAGTGCTGCGGGGGTTGCGGGATGGTTCAGGTTCTACGGAACGGCAGGGACCAGTGGAACGTCTGCATCTGAAGTAAGGTTTGATGGTGCCGTTGGGGTTTCGGGAGCTGATTTGAATCTTTCTCATACCAGTTTAACTTTAAGTTCAACAGTAACCGTCAGCACGTTTAACATTACTCAACCGGCTGAATAAGGAGGTTTACCATGGCACTCTCTTTGAGCAAAGACCTCAAAAATTTTATTATTAGTAAGGGCATTGTGGAAGCAATGGCCGGAACTTGTGGGACTGGTGGAACGACTACCATCACAATATACAACGGATCCATCCCGGCCAATGCAGACGCTGCAACGAATGGCACGAGACTCTGCATCATTGAGAACGTAGGGTGGGGTACCAATTTTGGAGCTACAAACGGAACAGCTGCCTTGGCTGTTACTGGCGGTTATACAGGGACAGCTGCCACCACAGGAACTGCTGGATGGGCAAGGATGACCCGTATCGGAGTTGGATATACAGGCTCTGCCGCTACCTTCAGTATTGATGGTGAAGTAGGAACTGCTTCCACAAGTATCTTTGTGATTAATACAGTCTCCATCACGGCAGGGGGTATTGTTTCGTTATTAACGGCACCAATTTCTGTTGGATAAAATATGGCTGCTTATGCGCACAACGACCTAGACGTTACTGTTCAGATGACGGCGGCTGATGCGCCGTCGCCTAATGTGGTTTCAGCCGACCATGAAGATGTTGGTCAGGAAAGCTGGAAGGCATTCACTCATACTACCGACGATGGTGGATGGCAAACGACATATGGTTATATAGGGAATTTCGCTTCTGTCACATTTGACCTAGGGGATGGCAACGCATCTATTGTTGTCGGCTATACAATAACTTGTAGGGGTGATGCCGAAAGAGCATGGACTCTCTATGGGTCAAATAACAATATCGATTGGTCAAGTCTTGATTCTCGGTCTTTAATCGCGTTTGATAATAACGAGATGAAGACATATAATTTTTCTAATACAACCGCTTATCGATATTACAAGCTTACATTAAGGTCTTATGATTCTACCAGTGGTGTGGTAGAATTAGAACTTCTCGGTGAACCTACTTGGGATATAAATGCCAACCTTACGGTGACACCAGTTCTTTCTGGGGCAATCGAAACCGATGGACTTGAAATGAACGGAACATTGGTTATCCCGGTAAATATTTCCGGAACAATGGGATCTATCCAAAATGTAATTAGTGGAACGCTCACAATCCCTATAAGCATAGCCGGAACGGTTTATAGTTATCCTGTTTACGATGGTTTACTATACGCTAATCTTCCATCGATGGAACTGGATGCCACTGGGTATGGTGATCTAATAGGAGTTGGATACCCTGAACTTCCTTTCTTTACCTTATCAGCCGAAGCTTATGGAGATCCGATAGCAACATTCGACAAGTCTCTTCCTATGTTTAGACTTGGGACGGTAGCAGAAGAACTCCCTGTGGGAATAGCAAACCTCACTCTCCCGATGCTGAGAATCTCAACCGTGGCCGACAGCGGGAACCTTGCAACTTTCAGCGCTAGTCTTCCGATTTTCAGGCTTTCAACAACAGGGTATTTGGATGTCCTTGCAACAGGGGATATGACCATTCCGTTCTTTGGAATATCGGCCTTTATCTCTCCCAGTACCTATACATCCTTGGCAATGAATCTTTTGAATAGGGGCCTTACGGAATTCGCGAATTATAATTTCAATTCCATGTGCCACTTTAACGGGAAGAATCTGGGGGCAACGACCACTGGTATCCATGATCTTGATTCCGGAACCAACGATAACGGAACTAAAATAGATTGGAACTTCACCATAGGCTATATCGACTTGCAAATCAAAACCAAGAAGAAGCTCAGAGAAATGTGGATGGGGTGTCAGATAGACGGGAATGTGGTTGTGACTGTGAAGAAAGCAGACGGAACGGAATACGAATACAAAGGCGAAAGCTTTGAGGAAACCGAAAGAGGTGTAAGGGTTAAATTCGGAAAAGGCATTAAGACAAGGTATCTCTCTCTTGATGTAAAGAATGAAGATGTAAGCACAATGGAACTGGATGCCATCAGGTTAATGCTGGATAAGTATGAGGGCAGAAGATGAGCCGTGAGAACGATAAAAACTGGGGGAATTTTACACCAAGAAACTACGGCAATGCCCAGTGCGGAAATAATCTTGTTTTCAAGTCTGCGAACATGCTCTCTAATATGCCCGAGGGTTGCATTGTGTCTATAAGAAATGGATCTGATACGGTAAGAGGTGACTTTGGTGGGATAAGAATATTTGATGGTGGTGGAGAAGATACATATATACTAATTTTAAGAGGAGTGACTACTGGGTATAAGGAATATTTTGCACTCGATAAAATGAAATACGAATCCCCCTCAGGCGTTCCAAGTGAATATTCAGAAGGAACTGAATTATCAGATGATGATTACGAAAAACTAAAGTCAAGATTGTGTTATGGGTTAGTTGCCGGTGGCACACCGGGGATTTATGATAATGCAGTCCAAGATGGGTTTTCCACAGAAGCGGATTCTTCTGGAAAAAGAATAAAGTTCAAGCCTTCTGGTGGGATGGAATGGATCGATGACAAAAGAGCCATGAAAAAGGATAAGCTTGCGTCATGGCTTGAATATCCATCAGACAGAACAACATCTTCATCGAGCAGCGGAGAAGATTTTACTAGTGCAGTGATATATGATAATATGGTGTACACATCCGGTGGAACTGGTAATCCTTCTTGGAATAAAGCTGAATCAATTGGCAGCGGGTCGTACTCCTATACAGACAACCTAGAATATTTTATAGAATACCATGACAATGAATCAGAAAAAGAATTGGTTATATTTCCAAGTGAACTATGCTCCCTGACCACCGTTTCATATAATTGGAATATGATGTCTTATTCAGAAAGTTTTGAAGAACCTCCTCATGGCACTTTTTCCTACAAAGGAAGCATGGAATACAAAAGGAATGAGTATTTTAGATATAGGTATTACACCGATTGCGGAAATCAGAAGATGTGCTACCTTGATGACATATACACAGAATCTGATGAGTGGACTCAGGAAAATGAAGACGCCGACGAGAAAAAACTTTCGGATGATTTTGAAAGAACATACACAGTACAAGAGGACGGGGAGATATATTTCTGTGACCACTTAATTCACAAGTTTACATCAACTATACAAGATATTTCAAAACTTACGTATGCTTACCCTGGGCCCCCTGATTCCACTATGAATATAAACAGAAATTATGAGTGGTCGTGCCCTATCGGTTCAATTTGTCTAAACGAGGACAATTTCTTTGTTGTTTGGTCAGCATCATACGAAAAGCTAACGTATTCAGGACCAACCTCTTATTCTGTTGGTTATTCAGAGTGGAGCACAACCCCGCTCTTTACTCCATACTACCCAAACTATTCTACAGGCAATTCTATATGGTGTTCCTATGGAACCGATAGTTCATTCTCGGGATATGAGAGTGGTGATGAAAACTTTACAGACATAGAAGAGGATAGCCTTAAAAGGTCAAAAGGAATAGTAAGCGTAAAGCTATACGACGACACAGTTGACGATAGTTCGCTGTCGGTTGGACTTTCCGGGAAACTGGCAACAGACAGACACCTTGTTTACCTTTTCAGGCTTTCTAAATACTCCGGAGGCTATACCGGGTATTATGTTATCTTTATTGTAAATGTCGTAACAGGGAAGCACGCAATATTAAAAATACCATTTACAAATTACCAAGCTGGAGGCGGCTCCCCGAACATGTGTTTGGAAATTAGGGGAGTTGGGCCTGACGCGAAGAAGATTTAGGAGGTAATTTATGGGAGCAGAAGCAACAGCGGCAGGAATTATTAGCAGTGCCCAAAGCAGGGCAGAATCAGCATTTTCCACGGCAGAATCTGCGCTGAGTGCTCTTGGGGGAATGTCGGTAAGTAATATTTCTTTCGGTGGATTAAGTACCCCTGGCATTGGAAGTTACACTCCGGCTGGATTATCG